ACGTTGGGTTTCCGTGTCTAACCGAAGTTGCTCACGTACTCGTTTCTCTTCTTCTAACCGTGCAGCGTCAGCTCTTGCTTGCGCATCTGCAGCAGAATTGGCTGCTCTACTAGAGAACAGACCACCAATAACACTTGAGGCAATTGCGCCTGTGACTGGATCTAATGCCATATTATTTCCTTACCTTTCCCACTTGTTTAGGGGGCAACTATTGCTTACAAACCGAATTTTAACCCAAATAGGGCAATCACATTCAGTACACATTGTCTTAGGAGCGTCATCTATTAACTTACCTAAAGCATCTACAAAAAAGTACAATGGGTTCTCGCTCATATCCTGCGTTTTATCACAAGTATTACAAACGGCTAACCGTTCGTTAATGATTTCTTTTTCAGGTATAATCATCGTAACTCTGCCCAAACAGCTAAATTAGCTCCTGTAATTTGATATGTTGTATTATCAGGAACAATAAAAGATAAAGGAAAATACGAAATTTGAGGGACACCACAACAAGAAACAGTGGAAGAGTTAAAAATTGTAACTCCACCAACAACGGCTGTTGCTGTATTTTGAACAGAGGCTGTAACTTGAATAGGACGACCTGTAGTGTTAGTATAAACTGTACTTAACGACCTAGATGCGGTAACATCTTGCCAAGTTTGTCCTACACCAATCGGGTCTGGAATCGTAATAGCAGCCGTTGTAGCAGAAGTTACCTGCCCCTCTGCATTCACAGTTACCACAGGAATAGCTGAAGATGAACCATAAGTACCAGCAGTAACACCGGTAGTAGCTATCTTAGCAGTTGTAACAGCATCATTTTCAATTTGACTTGTTGAAACTGTAAGTGCTGCATCATAGTTATCTACAGCAGTTTTGACAAAAGCCGTTGTAGCTACTTGAGTTGTGTTAGTGCCTGCTGTAGCTGTAGGTGCCGTGGGTGTTCCTGTAAGTGCTGGAGAAGCCACAGGAGCAACATCAGTTCCAATGACCAAACCTAAGTTAGTACGAGCATCAGCAGCAGTAGAAGCGCCAGTGCCACCATCAGCCACAGCTAAGTCTGTAATTCCAGAAATTGATCCACCAGTAATTGACACACTATTAGAAGCTTGTGTCGCAATGCTACCTAAACCAAGAGAGGAACGTGCTGTGGAGCCGGACTCAACAACCCATGTTGATCCATTACCAACAATAAAATTACCATTTGTTTTAGACAGACCGCCGAGGGTGGTCAAGTCTGCATCGTAAGCTTGAACATCAGTTCCAATTACTAACCCAAGGTTTGTACGTGCACCCGCAGCAGTAGAGGAACCAGTACCACCGTCAGCTACAGATAAATCAGTAATTCCTGAAATAGAACCACCGCTTATAGTGGGTGTGTTAACAACAGGGCTTGTTAAAGTTTTATTAGTAAGCGTTGCTGTAGCTGTTCTCTCATCGGTCACAGCGGTTGTAACAAAAGCTGTAGTAGCTATTTGCGTGGTGTTAGTGCCAGCAGTTGCCGTGGGAGCCACAGGAGTACCAGTCAGTGTAGGGCTGAGGGTATCAGCCTTACTGTTTACTGCTGTTTGAATGTTGTTATACTCGTCATCAATCTCTGCACCCTTAACAATCTTGTTGGGGTCACCCGTGAGTAACGCATCCTTACTCGCAAAGTTTGTAGCTTTTACATATTGAGCCATTAGCCAATCCTTCCAGTTTTAACAAATGCGTCAATCTTTTGCACTGACAACTCTGATCCATTAACATCAGCCTCAAAGCCAACTTGGATAGCAGTTCCGGCACCACCAACGCTACTTTTAATTTTATCTAACACAACACCAGCATTAAATTCAGCTATGTTATATTCAGAAACACCATACTCAAAGACATTGCCCGTCTGAATAACAAAAGGGTAGGAGCGATAGGCTGCTTCGTAATCCACACCAACCTTAATCGTAAACTGTTGGTTAGAACCGCCTAAGACAGTAACGCCAATCTGTTTAAGAATTTTGTTTGTCGTTGGGCTGTTAAAGTCTACATAGTGAGAGAAGTAACGAAGCCGGAAGCTTTCATTATTATCTGAGTACCCACTATATTTACCAATACCGTTTACCTTACCAATTAACAAGTCCCTGTTACGAAGACGTAAGAAAGAATAAGCAGGGTACTCATACCACACTGTGACACGAGCTGCACCATCTTCCAAAGGACTTCTCATGTCTAAACAGTAGACAGTCGAGGTCGAAGGAAAAGAGATAAGGTAAAAGGCGTTAATCTCTGAATAAGCAGTACTTACGTGGTCTAAACTACCATAAGAGGTGTTCTCAGCGATAACGTCCTTAATAAAATCATCACGGACATTCTTGGTTAAATCCCGCATAGGCAAGGACTTCTCTTGAATAACCCGACCCAGCGAACGAATACCAGTATCAGACAAAAAGATCAGGTCATTACCTGTGTTCTGTACACTACGTTTAGCAATACAACCTACACCGACAATAACATCTTGTAGACCAAAATTTGCACTAATGGGATTCTCTGCGCCCTGATAGATAACAATGTTGTGCTTACAGAAGATGATTAGGAAGTTGTTATGGGCTGCAATAGCCTCAATGTCATCCGCATTATCTGGAAGAATAGAGGCAATATTCAGGAAGCCACTAGAACCACCATTGAAGGCAGGAAAATTACTGTCAGCAATATCTGTTGACCAGTAGATGTAATCTTTGTCGTGAACCCAGTAACGTCCCCAAGCAGCGATAACACCACTAGGATATGCCACTCCAAAGTTCTGAGACAGCCCTGTAGAGTCTGTTATCGTCTGGGCTAGGGGTGACCCTGCCTCGCTGTAAACAATTGGCTCATGACCCGATTGAACCAACAAGGCGGTGTCATTCAGTGAAGCACCATTCCAATCGTTATCTGTAATCGTGTAAAGAGCCGGAGTAATATCTGTTAAGGTAGCGCCAATACCACCAGCAAACAATTTGTTATTACCAGCAGAGATAACCTCTGTACTGTCATCAGCGTTAACATGCTCCATCATGAAGCGCACAGGATTACCAGCGAGGGCAGAAGAACCTGAAGTGGTCTGCATTACCCAACCCTTACGAGCACCCAGGCGACCATACTTGTCAATAACAACGTTGTCTGTTAATTGAGCAAAGTTAGGAGAAATAGTAACACCACTCTCTTGCGTGTTTAAGCCAAAGAAGCCGGGGGCAACAATAGAAAGTGTTTCAATCTGTTTCATACGCTATACCAAATTGTGTCCTCTGGGTGACGAGCAGCATCCATAGCAATCTCGTCTGCCAATGCTGATTTAGCAGAGGCATAGGCGTTTACGCTTTGTTGTCCACCATCTTCTCCTCGTTCCTCAATCGCCATTGCCGTAGCCAATAGAATGATAGGACGAGTAGGAATAACAACTGTATCAGAGTCTGCCAATAAAGATAAATTACGTTGAGTTACGTTGAACCTTAATGAATAACTTCCATCAGGGATAGGATAAAGATCAACCTGAGTATCCCCATCTGCACTAACACCGTTAAAGTTATAGAAAATAGGGGTTCCTGTTTGAGGCGTTGCTGTCAAAAACTCCCGGTTAAACCAGTTAGCATCTTTGTACAACATCTCAATATCGTCAGAGTCATTCCAGACATCTAACACTTTAAAGCTGTTACGTGTACCATTTAGCTCGTAGTTAAACACACCAGAAGTAGTTGTTAATGTTACTGTGGTACGTAAGGCACTCCAGTCCCATGCGCTTTCCACTTGACTTTTAGCTTCGTTTACGAAGTCACCAATCAGTCGAGCATACGCGTTTGAGTTACCAGCCCCTTGAACTGTAGTTACTTCACTTTCCCGCAGTCGTCGCAGAACAGCGTTAACTAATTCAATATAAGTCATTATTTGTTTCCTTTGTTGCTATTATACCACAAAAAAGTAGTTTTGTCAAGGGTTTTGTTATTGATCGTAGCCTACTTGACCCGCAAAGTCCCTATTTCCCACTTCACCGGGAGATGCGCCAGGAGCGTTGCCTTCTGAGTTAACATAGCCACCTCCACCACCGTATGCGTTTGAATCCCAGCTTATACCAGAAGAACGCATAGCATTATCGTAAGCAACTTTTTCTCTGGCAAGTGCTCGCTTTAAATCTTCACTACGGATGTTGTAATCGGTGTGACCTGAGAGCACAGGAGCATCAATACCTAAAATAGCCCGAAGCCAAGCAGGGGTTGCCAACTGTTGTATTTGTTGCATCCTAAAATCACGTTCAGCAGGGGTCTCAATGTCAAAGTAAGCCTTCTGTGCGTCTGTCAATTCTATAGCACCGTCACCACCAGACATCATGCCACCAGTGGGGGTAACACCTAGAGCTTGTGCTAAAATATCTTCAGCAGCACCACGACGACCCTCTTCAAAATCAGTACGGAATTTGGTTAAATCAGTACGAGCAGGAGCGACATACCCTTGGTTAACATTACCAACACCCTGCACTGCCGCCTGAATAGCTGAAATGTCAGGCATAGCCATTGGAGGTGGTGCGCTAGCTTGTCCAGTAACCATCCCACCTTGAGGGTTAACATTACCCATCAGGTTAGCTAAATACTCTTCGTAACTTGTTTGAGCCATCTTATTCTCCGTCGAAAGCGTATGTAGCCGCTTCTTTGTATAAATTGAAGGTTGTAATAGCACTCATAGCACTTCCCACCTCGGGGGTTATAACAATAGAATCCCCACTCTGGAGGATAATGCTAGAACCATCAAACTTAATAAACTCAGTAGCAGCAAGTAGGTAACTATCGATGATTTTGATCTGGTGACTAGCATCGTGAGCATGTTGCCAATATGCACTGACCAGCTTATTATTCCCAGTGGCATTGGAGATGAATAACAAAGTTACCTCAGCCTTAAACCCATTAGGAACAGTGAACAGCGTGTTAGCAACTGCTGCTGTTAACGTCTTACCTACTGTATGTTTCATTTCTTAGCCTTGTTAGTCTTGGCTCGTTGGTTACGCTCAGGCAGCTTACGACCAGCCTTGCTCATAGCGATAGCGACTGCTTGCTTCTGTGGGCGCCCCTCTTTGACCAGCATACTGATATTTGAGCTAACAGATTTGTCGCTCTTACCCTTCTTTAATGGCATATTAACCACCCTTCATATCAATCATTAACACAATGAGCCACCATATAATACCAATACCGACTGATACAATACCAATGGCAAGTGAGTTCCACAGGAGAGCTTTACGCCTCTGAGCCTGCTTATAAATTGTCTTCTCGCG